TTAGAAATATGCAAGGCGGGGGCAAGAACCCCGCGAACCAAAAGAAGCGCATTTGCGCGTTCTTTCAGAAAGGAACTTGCAAAAAAGGCGACAAATGTACAATGCTCCACGAACTTCAGCCGTGTCGAGACTTTGCCGCTGGAAATTGCACTTACGGTACTAATTGCCGATTCGCCCACGTACAGATTGCTGCGGGCGAGGCAGAAGCCGCAAGAGAGAGCCAGAGCGGCTCAAATGTGCTGGCAGTTGCCGCAGAACCTGCGTCTAGCAACTTGCCAAGCAGCCCCGGGGCGCAAAGTTCCCCCCAAGAATCGAATGACACACCATTGAAAACACCACCATACCTCGGCGCTATTTTGCGTCGTCGTGTGGTGAAAATACCAATGTGTCATGCAGAAGAATTCGATTACTTCCAGCGACAAGGATTTCCTGTTGAGCAAACGCCGGGCCAGGCTATTTCTCATCCTCTGTCGCATTGCGCGCGCGAATTAGCTACGGCTTATGCAGCCGCCTGTTGTCTTGACGGCAGGCGGTCGGCAAAAATCGCGAGCGTCTACGGAAGTGGGCGAGACGTAAAGATTTTGACGGTCAACGAACAGTCGTGTTCAACGAGAGTGCATGTGGGGCCAAATGAGTTATATCCAGGTGACTGTGGCCGCTCAGACTTTAAACGACGTGTGTTCGATGCCAACGGAACATACCAAGCGGTAATCGCGGTAGATGTGTATTGGGACGGCGCGCACGGGCGAGTCACGGAATCAACGGTAAAACGCTGGGCGATGCTCAGCATGGACCGTTCCGTGGTCATCGTGTATCGCCGTTTTGATGGACAAGCCGGCGCCGACATTGTTGAGGAGCTTCCAGCGGAAGGAGTGTGGTACAAAAATAGCGACGATTTGGTGTGTTTTTCGCCTGATAAAGCAAATTATTTGTATCCTATGCACTGCGACCTGAACTTCCTCAACCAGAAAGTGTTATTAGGCGGCATGAGTGTCACACATATCCGTACATTGGGGCCGTACGAGATCGTGAAGGTCACGATCGACGACTTCACCGTGCGTGATGTACCAGTTTTTCTGGCACCTACGACACCCGATATCGACTTCTTCGAGTTTGTGGAGCCAGGGTGCTTCGGTTGGTTGATGCAAAAGTTGCCAATGCCAGCCCATAGCACGTATTTTGCGAGTGAGTTCTTTCGTACTCGACATAAGGTCCTGGCCAGCCGCGCTGCTGCTGCAGCGATTCATGCGGCCACAGCTGTGAAAGTTCCAACAGGCTATATACTCGACGGCGTGGTCGCACGCGCCGAAGATGCATTGTCAAAAATAAAAGTAGCTCAAGAATTAAAAGCGAGATTCCCGTTCTACTATCAGGATCTTGTTCTCGGCACAGCTCAGTATGCGTTGTACGCCAATCGGCGACGCACGACTTCGACGTGGTTAGCGCTTAGACGCAACCACGCGGATGCCGAAGAGCAATTGATAGAGGCGAGAGCACCTCTCACGCGGCGACGGTCGCGGGCGGCGTGCCTCACATTTATATGTGTCGTCTTCCTTATTCTAGCCTTTACAGTCTTATATCTCTTCACTTTACCTGGTGCAGAGGCCAGCGGTTCGCCTGGCAGCTGGACATGGGGAGCGATCGGCACAGCGGTCTGGTTTGTTATCGGATTCGTGTGTCAGATGGCGCCCTGTTTGGCTAGGTCTTCACTCTTTGACGAATGGGTGAAAGCGCGGGATGAAGACTTGGGAAGCGAAAGGAACCTAAACAGCTCTGGGGTGTGCACGGTTTCCGAGGACGTCACAATACCAGCAGTGGATGTGACGGTCATGGCTCCAGGTCCTTACCGCGGGAAAGTTAAAATCTACGTTGACAACAAGGAAGTCAGCGTTGACGAGGCTTTCAAAATGCTCGAAGACGCGCCATTCGCGCAAAAGGTATATCCGATTATAGTCACGAACGGGATGTTGTTGCAACCTGCGAAAACAGAACTAGGCTTGATGATGAGTTGTCTCGGCCGTGTGCATGTGCCGCATGTTGGCGAAACAGATCAGGTGAAACTGAAGAAGCAGTGGGTGAAAACAGGGCGCTTGATCGAGGCGTTAATACCACCGCATATCGGACGGCCTTACACTCATGAAGAGTGTGCGCGAGCGCTGCCTGGGAAGAAAGGGGAACTCTTCTTGCGTACATTAGCGGAAGTCGAACGTGGCGTTACGCGCAACGGTCGGCGAGCCCCTTATCGCAAGTGCGTGAGTGAGAAGACCAACGAAACATTGTATCCGAAAGTCATTGCGGGTGTTGTCACAGTTAAGCCGCGAGCAATCGTGGTTTACGGCAATGACTATCATGTGCGTCATGCTCCTTACGCACGAATGGCCGCCGAACGACTTCATCAGGTCTTCGACGGATCGGTGTTTCGTACTCCAGGTGGAACGGTGCGAATATGGTTTGCCGCCGGATCGACGGGCGAGACACTCGGTGAAATAGCCCGAGCGATCGCACGTGGGGAAGGTGTCATCGCCGTTGCAGGCGACGACGCGATTTGCTCAGATCCGAAATTGCGTGATAATACGCATAGACGGCACGGAGGCACAATTCCAGAAGGCGATTTAAGCCAATGCGACCAGTCTCAGCAGGAAGCCTGCTTAGAAGAAACGGCTCGACGTTTCATCCAGTGTGGCATGGCAAAAGAGATCGCAGAAGAATTTGTGCTGATGTGTAAAGCACCATATATCGCACGATACCGGCGTTTGTGCATCGAAGGCGAGCCAGGGGCAGAGCTCGCCACCGGCGCTGACGAGACGACGATTGCCAATTCGGTGGCGGTCATGTCGTTTTGGCTGGCGGTTTTTTGTGATACGAAGCAGACTTATGAACAAATCGCTTGGAACCATGGGTTCAAGTGCAAAGTCAAGCAACATCACAGTATCCTTGAAGCCACGTTCTTAAAGGGTTTCTTTTGTCCTGATACAACAGGCGAGTTATGCTATTACCCGCTTCCGTCGATGTGCATCAAGGTGGGAAAGATCCAAACGGATCCACGTTCATTGTCTCCACAACGCTCGCACCTGCATGGTTTGCAGGTTGCGGCCTATGGCGTTGCACGTGGTTTGGCCGTTCCTCCAAACTTTCCGATTTTGGGAGCATTTTGTCGCGCACTTGTCCGGTGCGGCGACAACACAACGAATACTGTCCTTTCGGTTGCTGAAGACTCGTGGTACAAACCGGCTATCCATGCCTGTGGTATTGATCGAGTTGCTGCACTGCAGTTCGTTGAGCAGCGCTACGCGATAACAATTCAAGACGTTTTGCGTGTTGAAGAATTGTTGAATCGCGTGCATTCGTTGCCATCGTTCGTCTCGGATCCCGTGTTCTCGATCCTAGGCGACGTTGACTACGGATGAGCGCCGCGAGGGTCTGCGGAAAATGCGGGTCATATCCGCTACCTAGCGCAGTGAAAGAATGCGTGCGTATCAGAGAACGCACGGGGTGACGGCCCTATACCGTTTAGCGAAACGGTACTCTACACAGCTCCCGTCAAGAGTCTGTGCCTCGGACGCCCAATATGTCAAATGTTTGCGATATTACTCAGCTGCCCCCTACTCCTCCTCATCACACTGGTGACCACATTCGCCGGGTTGACGACGATACGAGTTGTGACTACGCGTCACTGCTCAACGTTCGATGTCAACATCTTTGGAAACAACCGCCGCGTTTCGTGGAGTCAACTTCCGATGGAAACGGGAGAGGAATGCCCTTCCGATGTGCAGTAGCGCTGCCCGATATGACCGTTTGCACTGGATTCGGTCTGTCCAAGAAGGCAGCAAGATCTGAGGCAGCTAAAAGAGCGCTCGCAATTCTCGACAAAGCGGCGATGCATGTGATGGTTGACGCAAAGGTTCGAGGTGCTTATGTATACCTCACCGTATGTAAAGTTGACGAGGAAGCACAGAGGCACGAATTGTGTGCCGAAGTGACGGTTCCGCGTAACGAAAAACGGCAAGTTACAATTGATGGCACTTTGTTTCATTTTCACCCCATGGCGGATGCGTGTATGGTGGTAGGAATCAATGCGGACGGGGAACAAATCTTTAATCAAATCATCATGGCTCGCGAATAACAGGCGTCCATAATCGCGCCTAGCCTGGGGCGCGTTATAAATTCCAGTCCCGCGCTACGTCGTGGAACACACCCGGGTTATGTCTGGGATATAGGATAAGGCGATTACCGTAAGGACGTCGCAAAGTAGGGAATCTGATAGTACCTAACCGGAATCAACCGGTATATAAATAGCCTTGGAAAACCAAACAAAAACAATGCAATGGAAAGTAAAAGACTCACGTTCAAGCAATTCTGCGACAAACACGACGGCTATCCCGGACTCACTAAAAGCGAGCGAGAAAAACGATACGCCGACTACGTGTCAAGCGACGCCTCTACCAGAACCGCACTTGTCAATCATCCTCGGATGCAAGCACATTCCGAGAGTGCAGTGCAATCGCGCAAGAAATTTCCGCCCAACAGCGAAAAATTGAATCGCATTCGCAGTTTCGCTACGAGTGATCCACTCGTGCGAGCGATGCTCGATCCTTTTTCGCTAGATCCGGGCGCAGTTCCACCGATCCCCGATGGAGAGCTCAATGTCACTTCGACTACGTTGTTTCGCTACAATATTGATCTGCTGACCGACGATACAGGGCGGTGCGCATTTATGATGCGTGCCTCTCCGTTCGCTGCGACTGCTGTGTCAAACACGGGCGCGAATTGCGCCACGAATTCACAAGCTCAGACGCACTACGTTTCACAGTTCGAGTGGAACGCGGCGGCTGCAGCTGCTGGTCGTGCTGGAGCCGGACTTGGTTCGACGCCGGCGTGGGCAGCAAATTCGTGGAGCATACCGACTCCGCAAGTGGCGATCAATACATTGCAAGAATCAGTCAATAAATTGCAAGATCTTACAAATGCCAACGCATTCCAATCGGTGGCCGCCGCTTGGAGACCCGTATGCGCTGGTTTTCGGTTTTCATATTCAGGAGCAGTGTTGGGTGCCGCGGGACAACTCGCAGTCGCGCGTTGGCCTGGCACTTATGGTATGCCCACACAAGCGAATCGATTGTTAAGTATCGGTAACGATTTCTTTCAGAATGGCGGTGACGACAATGTTCTCGTCTCGCAGCCTGGTGTCACATTTCAAACAGTTCAAGCATTGCCCGGCGCTAAGGTCTATCCGGCCGCCGGCGGTTGTTCTGCGGTATGGGCGCCGAATGGTTGCGAAGCACAGCTACAATGGAAATCAGTGAAGCCTTTTCCGGTGATGACAGTTGCCGGAGGGTATGGCGTGCAAGTTGTGTCCGACACTCCGGTGTCGAACTTGATCTACTTGCCGCCGCCGGTTACAGGTGACAATCCGCGCGTGTGCGCTATGTACGATTGGCTTTACAATCTCAATCTGCAGGTGCAAAACGTCAACATGGACGAGTACACACAGTCGTCAGGCGGGAATCCGTACACGCCGCCGACGTTTACTGCAGGGACAGGGTTGTTGTATCAAGCGATGCCGCCCGCGTATTCTGGCAATAATCCAGACCCGAACGCGGCTGCTACAATCGACACCATCACGTCAAACGCGGCACGCGATTTGATGAACGCTGCATACTGGACTGCTATGCACGAAGGTGACACCGCACTGATCTTAGTCGGTGAGGGCCTTCCTGCTTCAACCGTCGTCGGCACGATCGAAATTGTCGTCGGGGTTGAGTACATTCAAGACACGCGAACAATCATGTTCGGGGGAGGCGGAATTCGTCACACGTTAAAGACGACGCCATCCAAAGAAGTTGACAGCTATGCTAAGAGTATGGCAGTCGTGCAGGCTTCACCGTCGTCTTCTAGCGGTGGTGAGGGGTTCGCTAGCTTCGTCGAATCAATTGTGCGTGGAGCCGAAGTGGCCTTTTCTGGAGCTCAGAAAATTGGGGGGTTGATCGAATCCGCCATGCCGGCTATCGAGGGCGTTCTTGCTATGTTGTAACAGGTTCAAGGCGGGGCACCCGGGATCAGGGGGCCTATGGTGTGGGGAAGAAAACCACATTTATCAAAAATTAAATGACCAAGTGCAACGGAAGAGAATAAACAATTGAAAACATAACGGCCGAATGAGGGGGGTAATTCGTGGTTTGTAACCATCCTCCAATGTGACGTCGTGCACTTGTATAGAAACAGGCAGGTTTAGGTCTATCCTAGTAATCTAGGTCCGTGTTAAAATCTGCTCCGACCCAGCCATGTGGCTGTAGGAAGGTGACTCTTAAGCGAAGTTCTCAAAGAAGAAAAGACGCGCCGTGCTGAGAAAG